GTTTCCAATAATCGAACGGCATGCTTCTAACTCTACTATTGGAGAACGGGCTCCGGTCACTCACGCAGCATTCTTAGATCGCGCTATACGGTTTTCCTGGCGAATCCGTGACCGGGTGAGGCGCGAATATTTTGATCGCTGGACGGCAGAACGTTGGCCTCTAGGGCCGACTATTGATGCGGGACCTGCTTTCATAAACAGAGCGACGAAATCCTGATCAGGTGGATCGAGTATTGGGGATTGGCTCCAGTCGAAGCGCGTGCCCTATTTGGGCAAGTCGCCGGCATCGACCTTTTCCCACCCGCGACCAGTAGCGGTACCGCATCGGGATCCGACATTTAGACGGTGCCGTCGGCCGCGATATGCGGTGAAACCCCGACCGAGATGGCGAGCCGGGTCAGCGGATCCTGGTCGCACGCCACCGATGCAATCCCGCACGGCATGACACCCGGATGCGGAGGGCAATTCGCCCCGGCAGGCACGCGCAGGAAACCGCCCGACGCCTCGAGAGGATCGGCTTTCACAACGTTCGGCGCGTCATCGGTGCGGGACGCGGCGAGCGGTCTCTCGACGAAGAAGCAATCGCCTGAGCCACTCGACCTTGCCCTCCGGACCCCAGATCAGCGGGATCTCGTCGAGCCGATTATTTCTCCAAAGGTATAGATAGACGGCGCGGTAGATCGTTGGTATCGAGCGCCCAGCAGCAGAGGCGATCGAGCGCCAGCTCTGCCCCTCCGTGCGAGCCTTGATCCAGCGCTCGACGATGCGGCTCGGCAGGCAGACATGCGCGATGGCGCAGGGACGGCAGCGTTTCGGGGCGAGCATCGCCTGGGCTCGCGTGAGATTGCGTCTCTGACCACAATCGGGGCATTGCCACGGGGTGCGCGGGATGGTCAGTCGCGGCCCCTTTTTCCACGCGGCTTGCGGGCGATGCGCTCGCCGGTCAAGCCTTCGTGGGCGTTCAGTTGGAGGCGCACCTATTCGGCGCTCTTGCCGAATTGCGCGCCCACTTGCCGCATCGTGACGCCCTCCGGGCGATAGGCCGCGACGACCGCCTGCATTCGCGGCGTGACGCGCTTGATCTTGACGGGCCCGATCCTGCCGCGCGCCGGACTTCCCGAGGATTGCTGGCCCACGATCATCGGACGAAACCGCTTCCTATTTCGGCAGGCGGCATCGACCCTGACCCACCCCGCGGCCACTAGCGGCGCCGCGTCGGTTTCGGACATCTCGACAGTGCCGTCGTTTGCGACATTGAGGTGGCGCCTCGAGAGGGTCTGGACCGCCCCGACGCCGGCGGGCGCGCGCAGGCGCACCATGGGACCCGCCAGCTCGTCTCCCTGACGGAGCCGCTCGGCCAGCTGCCGGTAATATTCGAAGATCCCGGCATGGGTGGTGGGGACGCCGCTGCCGGCCTGCTTGAACCAGTCGAGCATTTGCGCGGTCGAGTCGACCTGGTCGTCGTGCCGGCCATTGGGGAATGTCGTGATCTCGTGCAGATAGGCTGCCAGCCACGGTGCCGAGTCAGGCAGGTGGACAAAGCCGTTCTCGATCATCGCGGTCTGCGCGTGCAGGCGCATGACCTTGTGGAATTGCGGCTGATAGCGGGTCACGGGATAGAGGCCTTCGGCGATCAGCTCCTGGATCAGCTGGGTGCCCGAGGCCTTGTCCTCGATCAGCACGACACTGGGCCGGAACCGCTCGTATTGCGCGCGCACCGCGCGCTTCAATTCCGGGTACTCCATGCGCTGCCGCAATACGTCGATCAGATAGAACTCCTTACCCAATATCCCCCAGCTCGTGCAGACGCTGAAATCGCTGAGCTCGCTCGCCTTGCTGGCGGTGTCCCAGCGCTCTGCACGATGCGCTCGAATTTTTCCGGCAATGCGTCCGGCGCGTATTGCCGGAACCATGCCGCCTTGACCAGCCCGCCGCCCAATGGTGCAGGAGCCTGCTGGTACTGGCCGGCGAAATTGTATTCGCCGATCGTCTTGCGGATCTGCTCGAGCATCGGCAGCGGCTCGCGTTCCGGATGCAGGGCCTCGCCAAGCTGCCGCATGAAGACCCGCGGCCCGGCCAAGGTGTCGATGCAGTGGATCTCGTCCTCTTCGGCGATCGCCGGAAAGCGCACGACCTCCCAATCCTCCTGCGCCTGCACATGGCCGACCAAATCATCCTCGTGCAGCCGGTGCATGATCACGATGATCGCCCCGTCCTGCTTGTCGTTGAGACGCGAGTAGAGGGTGTGGTCGAACCACTCGTTCGCCGCCCGCCGCTGAGCCTGTGATAACGCCTCTTCGGGCTTTAGCGGGTCGTCGATGATGATCATGTCGGCACCCCGCCCGGTCAGCACACCGCCGACCGAGGTGGCGAGCCGGCAGCCCTGCCGGGTGGTCTCGAACTCCGACACCGCCTGGCGCTCCGGAGACAGCCGGGTCGGGAACAGCCGACGGTACCAGTCGCTGGTCATGATGCGCCGGCAGTCGCGCGACAATTTGTCGGCGAGATCCTGGGCATAGCTGACGCAGAGAAACTGCAGGCTCGGACGACGGCCGAGGCACCACGCCGGAAACGTGACCGAGGCCAGATGCGACTTCAGATATCTCGGCGGCACGTTGATGATCAGCCGGCGGATCCTGCCCTCGTACACCGCCACGAGCTTGGCGGCGATGACCCGGTGATGCCAGTTCGCCAGAAAATCGGTCTGCGGGTAGAGCTCGCAAAACGCACGCTCGGCAAAGCCCGCCAAATCGGCGCGCAGCAAAGCCTCGTATTCGGCGAGATCGAGACCGGCAGACCGCACGCTCATTCCTTGGAGCGCAGTCTCTTGAGCAGGTTCGCGATGACCTTCTCGTCGTCTGCACCAAAGGACGGCCGCTCGGCCGGTTGCGCTGCGGCGGCGAGCCGCTCGCGCTCCAGCATCAGGCCGAGCAATATCTTGGTCGCCTGCGCCTCGGCCATCGCGAATTTGTTGGCGAGCTGTTTGAGACCGAGCTCGCGCTTGGAGATTCGGCGCCGCCTGCCGTCTTCGGTGACGACGACGGGCTCGTTCAATGCCTCGGCCAGCAGGGTCGAAAAGTTCTTCGAGCCCCTGGGCCGCCCGCGCGGGTTGCCCGACTGGCCCTTCTGAAAGCGGGTGTGCAGGGGCGGCTTTTTGTAGCCGACCTTGTAGTCGGGCTTTTCGTCATCCGGCATCGCATACCCCGCCGGCACCTTCCGCAAAGTCGCGGTCACTCTCCATGCGACGGGCACTCCCGCCGGTCAGCGCTTGCCAGCGCCGGATAATCGCGTCGACCGCGGCCGGGTTGGCGGCGAGCACGACGACGTCATTCTCTTGCTCGTCGCCGGTCAATATCGCATCGATGGCATCGGCGAGGTTGCCGCACCCGACGCGGTGCCGGCCGAGCTGCCACCACTCGCCGGCCCTTGTGATGGCCGGCGGCACCGGCCGCGGGGTCGGGCGACGGCTCCGCTTCGCCCGGCCGAGAGCGCCGCCGCCGGTCAACACCTCGATCTCGCTCAGCTCGAACCCGGTGGTCTCGATCGCAAAGCCGGGTGAGTCGAGCGAAATCGCTTTGATCTGCTCGGTCAGCAATGTGTTGTTCCACGCCGCACTCTCGGCGACACGGTTGTCGGCGATCATAAAGGCGCGGGCTTCGGCCTCGCTCAGATGGTCGAGCACGATCGTCGGCACCTCGCGCCAGCCGAGTTCCTGTGCAGCGAGCAGCCGGCCGTGGCCGGCGATGATCCGTAGCGTCCGGTCGACGAGGATAGGGACATTGAATCCGAAAGCGCCGATGCTGCGCGTCAGCTGGCGGATTTGCTTTGGGCTGTGCGACCGCGGATTTGCCGGGTCGGGCCGCAATGTCTCGATCCGCCGCCAGACGACCGCGAGCGGCGGCCCGGCAGCCGGTTTGGGTTTTCTGATGCTGTGGGACATGATCGAGAGAGGCTATCATTTAATATCGCAATTGTCAATATATAAATTTTGCTAACACCCGTACAAATGCATTCTCTGGTAGTTGCCTGATCGACCGGTTCGGCTCGGTGTTCGGCCGAATTAATTCCCTGTTTGCTCGCTCAGGGAATTCGTTTTATGTTTGCTTGAATAGCAATGAGTTGGGCGCCGAAAATGGCGCTGCAAGGGCCGCGAGACCGCGTTTTTCCCGGTATCTTCCCGTCGATCAGGGACGAAGGCTTAGCCCGCGGGCCGCCGCGGGTCGGTCGTTTGATAGCTCGTCATGTCAGCCGCGGGGGTTGCGCGCAGCTCGACGCCGGCCATCGCCTCGAGGATCTTGGCAGCGACCGGAAAGCCCTGCTGCCCCCAGCCCTGCGCCTGGGCGCGGTGCAGCACATCGTGCGCGAGAAGGCCGAGACTGGCCGGGGCGGCGACCTCGCGCGCCAGCTCGCAGGCGAGTGCCAGATCTTTGGCGACGATGTCGAGGGTGCCGCCGGCGGTAAAAGCACCGGTCAGTACCGAGCGCGGGATGTTGTCAAAGGTCCGGCTGGCGCCGGCGCTGAGCGGCACGATGCGCGCGAGCTGAGCGAGGTCGATCCCGGCCTTGGCGCCGATCAGCAGCCCTTCGAGGGCAGCGACAAAATTGGTGTAGCCGAGATATTGCGTGACCAGCTTGGCGACACAGCCGGAGCCCGCCTCGCCGACATGAAAGATGTTGCCGGCCAAAGCCGCCAGCAGCGGCCGGTATTTCGCAAACACCTCCGCCGGGCCGCCGGCCATCACGGTCATCGTCGGCGGGCGGCCGCTGACCGGCGCATCGAGCATCTCGACACCGCGCGCACGGCAGGCCTCGGCGATGCGCTGTACGACGGCGGGCGCGTTTGTCGTCATGTCGATATAGCCGCCGCCCGCCGCCAACCCAGCGAGGATGCCAGTCGCCGAATCGAGCACCGCGTGCTCGACCTCGTGCGGTCCGGGCAGCGAGGTAAACACGACCTCGCTCAGCCGGGCGGCCTCGGCGGGACTGCCGGCGCCGCGCGCGCCGCGCTCAACGAGCGCCGCCGTCGCCGTGGGCCGGATATCAAAGACCGTGAGCTCGTGACCGGCATCGATCAGGCATCCCGCCATCGGCGCACCCATCGTGCCGGTGCCGACAAAGCCCAGCCGCATCGGACGACCCTATTTGACCGGGAAGTCTTCGGGCAGCCGCGTCGCGCTGTCGGCGCCGTCGGCGAGCCGGTCGTATTCGATCGCCAGGTCGAGCAGGCGCGTCTTGACCGCGCGCGTCGTCGCTCCTTCTGCGACCTGACGGGCACGCGCAGCTTTGCGCCGGTAATACTCGGCAGGCTGTGGCGATAAATCCGTCGAATTATCCATCGGTGCAGAATACCACAGAGGCGGCAAATCTCGCAGGCTTACTGATCGGTCTGGTGCCCCTCGCTA